TATAAATCACCACCGGTCGAGGAGTACACCCAGTTATAGAATCCGTTAACCGGCCCACCTTTCTGGAGGGTTGCCGGCGTTTTTAAATCGGCACAGCGCCAATTTCCGACTGCTGAATCCTCAAAACTCTTTTTGCCGATGAGTTGACCGCTTGAATCCAGATTGTATTTCCACGCTTGTTGTTGGAAACCAGCTGCGTCTTGAATCCAGCTTGAGTTCTGATTAATCTTAATCAATTTCTTCCAGTCATCAGTAGCTTTCAAATCATTGATGGTTGCATTTTTAAGAGCATTCTCTCTAGTCTGCGTTTCCGTCTTGGTATAAACCGACGATGACAAAGCATATGTCCGCTTGACTTCTGCCTGATAGGCAGTCAGTGCGTCAGCCTGGTCCTGTATGCGTTTGTTGACGTCATTATCCGACATACACCAATCTGTGGCTTTGGTACCCGATTCTAATTTAACGTTTCGGATTTCTAGCCAATCGCTTGTACCGTACTCCTTATATAACCGGCCAATAAGCATCTTTTTAGTTCCAGTAGGCGGGATTTTAGAAAGTTCATATCTTATCCAATAACGGTTCCATGTTGTTGTTGGAGTGACAGATACCGTGCCGTCTTTGCCCACAGTGGAACTGGACCGCCCTTGCGAAGTGCGAAAACTTACTACTCTACCATTAGTTTCGTAATCGTCTCCGAAGAAAAAACAGTAGAAAGTTTTGCTTGTACTTGCTCGGCAGTCGAAAGATACTGTGATAGTAGTAGTTTGCAGCTGTGCATTTAACACCCAAACTTTTGTATCCGTGTAGTCTTTACCGATACCTGCTTTTTTCCACGGACCAGCCGTATTGTCCAGCAAATTTGTTCCACCAATTTGCAGACCGTCAATCTTGCCATTAAGCGCCTTGTACGCTTCTGTCGTACCGTATGCATCAGCCACCTTTTTTGCAAATCCGCTGCCGAAAGATCCAGTCGATGTGTTGTAGTCAAGCGCACTGATCAGATTGGTTGTTTGCTTTTTTGTTTGACTGGTTTCGTTGTTGTACGCAGATACTAACGTATTCAAGTCACCGGTTGTCCCATCCTTACCGATCAGCTTCCGAATCGTAGTATCATACCCAGCTACTTTCGTGTCGATGCCGCTTGCCTTAACCACACTGTTGGCAAAACTTGTCGATTTCATAGTTGTTTCAATAGTATCTGCTTTTGTCTTTACAGACTTGACATCACTCGCGAGCGTGTCAACTTTATCTGCCGTCTGTTTAAATTGTGTCCCTGTTACATATCCGTTCAGGTCAGTCTTATTGGCTTTTTGGCTGAGTTCGGTTGACGTTTGTCGCTTAAACGTGTTGTACTCATTGTCATTGACTTTAGAATCAACGAGGGATTCAATACGATTATTTTCGGCTTTAACACTGATCAACCCGCCTTTGCCGTCGCTCAATGCTGCTTCCAGAGCACCCGCTCGGGCCGATGCTGATGTAACCTTGCCATCAAGGGTAGCATAGGTAGCTTTTACGCCGCTGACATCTGACTTGATTTCTCCGATTGCTTTGCCGTTTTTTGTCACGGTTTTAGCAACGTCATCAACTTTAGCACGTGCTTCACTTGCGCTGCTATTTGCCTCCGTTGCATTTTCAGAAGCAGTATCCGCAGTTGCCTTTGCCGCTTGAGCTGTTTCCGAGGCTTTAGTCACGGCCGTGGAAAAAGCCTGCTTCTCAGTCTGGTAAGTCTCATTAGGTACGTACTTATCATCGATTTCTTTAAATTGTGCGTTAAAATCTTTGATGGCCTGGTCAACTTCCTTTTGCGTGTTATGCAGCTCTGCCGTCGACGTAATCAGTTCCCAGTTACCATTCTGATACTGGTACATTTCAGTCTCGCCGTTGTTGAGATCCTTGTACCACAAATCGCCGTTTTTCGGGTTGGTAGGCCCTAATTTGCCATAGTAGTTCGTGTTCTTGCCGTTGGCAGACGTCACCTGCGATGCCAGTTCGTCTGTTTTGCTCGACAAATCAGTAACATTGCTTTCAATCTTGGCCACCTGACTGGCCGACGGCAGTTTGCTGACAATATTCTGCAGCTCGTTAATTTTATTTAGCTGACCGTTAAGCAGCTTGTAGTTGCAAAACTCGATTGTATTCTGCGACGGATCAGTATACGACTTTTCAAGTTTGGCCACCCGCGCTGACAGATACAACGCAGGATTGTAGTCGTGGTCAATGATGGTTACCGTATCGCCAATCTCAAGCGTACTGTCGATAACCTTGACATCTGCCGTGTACGTGTACTGGGGCTCACTGTAGGTTTTGAGCTGTGTGATCGTACGGTTCAGCAGTTCACTGGTCGACTGCGTATCATACGTGTAGTAGCTTTCGATATAGCTTGTCTGGCCGGGATTAAAACGCTTGTTAGCGTCGACGGCCCGAAGGAATTTGTCGCCCTTCGTCGTAACGAGACCGTCCTTGTTGTATTCGAGGTCGGCAAAATCAATATTTTCCTGTTCTGCCGTTTCCTGTCCTTCAGGCGGTGTTACCGTACCGCCTACACCGCAAAGCGCCGTGACAAACTGTGCTCTTGATTCCTTTTTGGTAATGTCGTTGAGTTCATGATTATACACGATTTGCACGTCCGATCGGTCGGCACCAATGGTCTTGTAGACATTGACCACAAACTCGCACGGGCGGTTGGCCGTAAAGCTCACATCCATCTTACATTCAGCGTGGTCAAATGCCGTCAGTATAGACAGCAGACGTCCCAGTCCGGTATCACGTCCTTCATAGGTCAGCGTGCGCTCCAATCCCGCCAGCTGATTGACGCCGAGTTTCCACGGTGTACTGTCAACAATTTTGTTAAAATACCACTCAAAACTGTGCGGGCCTTCGCTTTTCCAGATATCGCAGTTCTTATTCAGCAGCTCAATCCCGACGTCTTCTGCATACACAGTCTTGGTATACTGATTTTCTTCATAATCAAGAATTGTGAATACCCAGTTCTTGCCGTTGTCGTCCTGAAGCACGACATAGTTGCCGGTATCCATGCACTGACTGGCGGGATCAGTTTTGACAATTGTGAATTCATATGATGACGAACCGGCATCCAATGTCAACGTGTGTTTGTCATCGTATACGCCGACAGTCGTTTCAAGTGTTTCCCGTGCACGGTTCAAAACATATAACTGCATTTAATCACTTCTTTCTTCCTATTTGTATATACTCGAAATCTTCTAATTACAAATACTTGCGTCTGATATACGCCGTCACATCGGGTCGGTCGGCGAAATTCGAGTATCCGAAAATAATGTGGTTGTTGCCAGGCTGAACGATAACGGGACGACTGCCGATGTCCTGATACTTCAACGCCGACGCCCCGTTGATGGTTGTGGTTACCTTGCCGTCGTCCCCGCGGATAACCACCCTATCCCCTTCTTTCAGCATGTTGGCAATGTTTGTATATGATTCAACATTGTCTTTTCTGATCCAGAAATCATACAAATCGTTCCACATTCCCGTCTTATCGTGGTCCTGCCAGATGGCTTTCCAGTACGTCATGCCACCGACCAGGCGAGCACCCGCGTCAGTGTCCGTATAGCTGACAACCTGCTTAATCGCATTGCTTCCTTCAATGCTCTGGAGCGTGATTGTGAACGTGTTTCCACTGCGTTGGACATTGATTGCACCAAAGAAATTGTCCCACCTGGCGTTGTTTTCGTCAGTGAAAATCCATCTGTCACCGATGCGGATTTTGACCGAGCCGTGGCAGTTCTCCCATTTCCACAACTGGACGGACACCAACAGTTTGCGGTTGACGTCCCATAAATTAAATTGCTGAAGGCCGTGCATGCGGATATTGCCGAAAAGAAACTTCGTGTAGAAATGAGCCGTGAAATTCTTGATTGCCCTGTCAGTTGGGAATGCCATGCTTGCCGACGGTCCGTGCCACCCCTTGGTCGTTCCAGTTCCGTCCTGCCCACTGCCCCATGCGGTCGCACCGCCCTGTGCATTACGCAGACGCCATCTTGCTTCGTGTGTCTGCCCCGGGTCTTCAAATGCCCCCTGTTGCAACGGATTTGCGTTCCAGTCGTTGAGCACGCCCGCATTGATAGTCCACTGCTTGAGTCCGTTTGCCGGATTACTGTCGCGTTGGACTATCCACTGCGATTTGACAACAGTTTTGCCGTCAGGCTCTGATGGGTTGCCGAGCAGATATGCCGTTTTGCCGTTGGCAATCGAGATATATCCATTTTCACTGTGGTTAGTCAGTTCGAACCGCACGGGCACGGGCTGCGTCCCGTTGTTGATTATGTTGAGCGAGTTGGTAACGGGAAGCGTCACGAGCATGGTCAACTGAATATAGTCGAGATACAGACTGCTTTCGCCGTTGCTCGACTTGCCGTAAATGTCCAGATACATGTACCCGCTGGCGTCAACATGACCGAAGAAGTCGTCTGCCGTCTGATAGTCCAGCTCAAGCATTGACGTAGCCTGTTGGCTGTGTGTTACGGCCGTTCCCCATCCGGTCGACGGCTCATACGAAGCAATGGCAAAATACCCGTTGCCGCCATATCCCCATACCTTGACCGACGCTGACTTAAGATTGTTCTTGACCCAGTTGAGTTTTTCGACTGAACCGGCGACACCGATCGAGTTGAAAAAGCCGGGCTCGGCCTGTTCCAGTGCATTGACTACATCAAGTTTGGCCACGAAAT